ACCGAGACCACCAGACACACCACGCCATGCGAACGTGTAACCGGCCGAAGGAGTCATGAGACCCGGGTTCGGGGCGGAGTAGGTCAGGAGCGCTGCCTTGCCCGTATTGAAAGAGTAAGCCGGGGTCGCACCTTCAGCGTTCGTCGCACGAACGGACGAAGCAACGAGGACACGCTCGACATCAAACAGGCGAGCCATGATGTCGGTCGTGATGACATTGCTGCTCGTGTACTTGATGCGGTCAACGAGGTCCGGATGGTTACGGAGCTTGCGGTAGGCCTGATATCCGAGGACAAGGGTGTTCGGGAGGAAACCAGTCGATCCGAGGATGGACTCCTTGCCGAGTTCAATGTCTTCAATCGGATCGGAGTTGGCGTAATCGCTCCACTGCTTGAATTCGCCCGTCGAGGGAGTTCCAGAAACACCGGCGAGGTCAGTACCCCAAACACCGGTCTTGATGAAATCGGTAACGAACTGAACTTCTTGACGAAGCAGGAGGCGAGAGGTCACGAATTCCGTGGCTTCACGATCCGGGACCAGCGGCGTATCCGAGTTTGCTCGGATCTGATCGCCGACATCCTTGTGGAACGCCCACACATCAGCGCTGTAGGACGAGGTCGTCAGGTTGTAGCCAGAACCGGCGGACTCGGTTGAGTCGGCCCGACGCTGGGCTTCGTCACGGAACCAATCATTTTTGGTGTAGACGAAGAACTTGTCGCTCTTCTTGTCAACCGGGACAACCGGGAACACCTTGTTCGCAATGAAGTTGTCTTGCGACTGCATGTATGCGATCGAGATGTTCGTGAGCGGTCCGTCAATATGGACCTGTGAAAGTGTTGGCTGAGGCATCTTATGTTCCTAATCAGTTGGCGCGAGTGGGAGTCGCACAGTTGACAATGGCGGACATGACATCACCGGATGCTGCTGTAACCAGCGGGACTCCGAGGACGTACTTGGTCGTGTCGGTCACAGCGAGGGGAGTCGCAAGACCAGCAGCAGTAGTACCGATGGCGAAGTGAGTACCATTCGTAATGGTCGCACCGGCCTTCAGCTTCGTGCCACCGACAACACAGACGGCAGCTTCTTGTCCGGCGAGCGGAGCATTCTGAAGAACGCCGATCGGAACGTCAGTCGCTGCCGAAACGGCAACAACCGCTCCAGCGGAATCCTGCTTCACGAACGTATACTGGAGGGCCGAGAGGTCGGCACCAGCAACGCGCGTGATCTTTACTGCGTAACCACTAATTTCGTATGCCATGTTCAGGCACCTTTCTCGGTGAGATGACGGAGGTACAGGTCAGGGTTCTGCTCGGCAACCTTGACGAATGACTGCTCAAACGTGGAGGAGGTACCGGCTTCAACGGCAGCCTTCGCAAGCGAAGCGAGAGCCTCATATGCGTCGCCACCATCGGGTCGTCCTGCCTTGCCGATCTCAGCGAAGATACCCGCTGATTCGGCTTGCGCGTTAGCGCTTTCAAGAACGGTTTCAATTGCCTTCGCAAGTTCACCGTCGGTGTCGCTCAGACGGCGGAGCATCGGCCCAACCTCTTCAGCGTTCAACGAAAGGGAAGACCAGCCGGATGCCTTAGCAATGGCGAGTTCGTCGGCGCGTGTGGCACGCTCCTTGCGAAGCTCGTCTTCGGCGGCTGCCGCCTTAGCGATGGCGGCAATTGCTGTCGCCTTCTGATCGTCGAGCATCTTGCGAACGGATTCCGGAACCGACTTCATCAGTTCTTCTTCCTCGTCCACAACGATGATCTCTTCTGTTTCCTGAGTGGCTGCGAGCGCTGCTTCAAGTTCAGCGATGCGGTCGTTAGCCTTCGTGAGTTCATCAACCGTATCGGTCGTGTCCTCGGTGATTTCCTCGGGCATTATTGCCTCCGTCTCGTCGGGTTGGCCGATTGCGGCTTTGATCCGGTCGATCAACGTCTCGTTCTCGGTGCGGTCCTCTGACTTCATGATCATCCAGCCTTCACGAAGATGCGCCGGGTGATCAACACCCGAGGTTTCTTCGATAGCCATACTCACAAGTTTCGGCATTCACGGTCCTTGATCTGAGCGTTGATTATTCAACCTGCGGAAATCGTAACAGTAGAAAGCCTTGCGTCAAGCCATGAACGCAGATTGTTTACAGCTCCAATCGCCACGGTCGCCACGAACCGCCGACCGTCGCCTGCGTGCGGTAACAGACGTTTCCGTTGTCGTCCCATGCCATCAGATCAAGACGTCCGTCAGCGTTCCGGGTCGCAGTAAGTTCTGTGACCGGGAAAGGCTGTCCGTCATGGAGAGGAGTCCACGGTCCGAATCCACCATTCGGCGCGCCTTGCCAACGATGAGCGACACAACCGAAGCCGATACCGAAGAGAACAACCTTCTCGTCTTTAGCAAGAACGAAATCAAACATCTTCTTTCCTTTTCCTTTTTTGGAAGCGCCATTCAATCGGCGCATGAATTCCTCGACCGGCCAGTTCGGGCCGGGGTCCGTGTGATCCGTACCGATTCCCGCTGCGCTACAGAGACCGTGAGTCGATATGCCGGACTCGCCCCGGTTCAGGGCAGCTACGTCGAGCCAAGTTCGGGGGATGCCCCAGCGGTCGCATAGGGACGCTACGAGATCGACCAGTAGGTCAAGCTGCTGTAGGGCGAGCGGTCCATACCAATCCGATTTGTAGGCGTAACCGGTCTGCTCGATGCCGATGGACGGTTGACCCTGATAAGTGTTTGCTGATCCGACGTGCCAAGCGACGTTCGGCGGCTGCACTCCGCACCACACTTCGCTCGGATCTACCATGTAGTGAGCGCTCGCTTTTGGTGATGTGGGACCGGCGAACCAATGGGCAACTTGAGAGGCACGGCCATCTTGAATCGGGCATTCCATACTATGAATGACCAACAGTTTCGGCGTACCCGAACCGGGAGACCAGTAGCGAGCCTGCACAAACGGGATTGAAGCAAGATCCATTCGCTGAGAGTACCACCTACTCAATCAACGGTCTTGCTTCAACCCCGAAGGGCGACCACGCCGATGATTCAGGCAGCGGTCTTCGCTGGAACTTGTTCAGTCCCTGTCCGGTTCTTGGAAACTATCGGCGATGTCTTCTTCAATTGACTCGTACATCGCCTCCCAATCCTCTTCGGTGAGGGTGTTGAAGTCGATGCCTACGGAAAGAAACCGACGTTCGGCTTCTTGTTCGAGTCCATCGGAGTAATCCCCTTGAACATCCGTGGTTTTCCAGCGATCATATGCGCTCATGCTCATGTCAGCCAACCTTTCCGATGATGTTGAGTTCGGATGTAAGGGTGGCAGGCTGGTCCCCGCATTCAATGACCCGGACCCGGGGAGGCAGGTAGGAGTCCGGATGGTTCTCAGTTGCGAATCGGGTGATATCAATTCCATACTCGTAATTGCAACCTGAGATCAGAGCCTCAGCGACTTTCCAGATCTCGAGTTTAGCGATGACATGACCATCGATGCTGATGAACAGTTGCTGCTCGTCTTCGGTCCAGTGAGCGATGGTGGTGGTCGTGATCTCCATCTCAGTTTTTGATCCCTGAGATGCCGCTGACCGGGGTCGGATCGAACCAACAGTCCCGCTCAACAGTCCTGTGAGCGTGCTGGTACGCACCGAGTTCGGGGAGCCAGATGTTTCCCCATTCCCCTCCATATCCGAGGTCGGCGTAACCGAATGCCATCCCGCTGTCTGGGTCGTACTCGATGACGTACCAGTCTGCGGAGCCGGTGAAGAAATGGAGGTGAACGATCTTGTCTGCCTCCGGGATGTTTTCGGTTGCGTACATCGCAGGAATCTTGCGGAGCGCCACGAGAGGAGGGCTGAACCGGTGTCCACGGATGCGGTCAACTGCGGTGATCTCTTCCGTAAGGAGGGGATTGGTTTTGGTTTGCATGATCATGGTCCTTTGGTGATTGTCCGGTTCAGGCTTCGCTGGAACCGAAGATGAGTGAGCGGAGATCCTTGTTCAACTGAGCGCCTCGCTCCTCCGAAGAGTCGGAGACGTAGCTCTCGAGGATGTGAATCGTTTCCACGATTGTGGAGATGAGCATCTCGTTCCGGCCCGAATACTTCGGGAGATCCCGGGCATCGTTGGCGAGCCATTCCAGTTCGGAAAGGTGCTGTGAAGCATCGATCTGCTCGGTCAGCTTTGCGGCACGCTGAGTCAGGGCGGATGCGATCCTAGCGATGTCATTGAGGTTGTCGGTGTAGCGCTCCGCATTGCGGAACAGGA